TGCATGGCAAAAGTTTTTTGCAACAAATGATGTAAAAGAAAGAGAAGATATTGCATTTGCAGAAGCAGCTAAATTAGGTACACAAACTTATAGAGATACATTAGCAGCTAAGATGGAAAAATCTTTTGGTAGAGCAGGACAACGAGCCACAGGCGGAGGTAGATTTCAATGAGCATTTTAGCTAGACTTGCACAGTTACAAGGTATAACTATAGATGGATTAGAGCCACCTAGAACTACACCTACTGCACCAGACAGAACACAAGTTAGAAATATTGTGTCAGCACCAGTTTTTGACTTTGCACCAGATCAAACTATAGAAGAAGTTGTTGAAGCTAGTGCAGGTGCAGCAGAAGCTGCAGGAATAATATCACAACCACCAGACGAAATTATACCGCCAAGTGAACCACCAACTGAACCATTAGGCGGAGATGAATTAACAGGCGGTGCTTTACGTACAATAGTTTCTACACAAACAGTTATAAAAAATGGTAGGAATATATTGCAAACTATATACAGTGACGGAAGCATAGAAGAACAAGATTTAGGTCCAGTAGATCAAGGACCTCCTTCACCACCTCCTCCACCAGGAACTACAGAAGTACCTGGCGATCCAGTAGAAGAGTTTGACGCGAGAGAATATGCAAGACTTAATTACTCATGGTTAGGTGATGATCTTATAGATACATTCTTGCAAGAGTTTAATACTAACGGTGGTGACGAAGAAGAAGCATTAAGAAATCTTAGAACTACACAAGCATACAAAGATAAGTTTCCTGGAATATTTAGAGAAGATGGTACAACACTACGTATAGATACAGATACACCAGAGCTAGATTACATAAAGATACGTGAAGATTATGGCAACTTGTTACAAGACTACAACCTTAATCCAGAATATTTTGAAGGACAAATAGAAACATTGTTTGAGAATGATGTAGCACCTAGAGTATTTGAGCAAAGACTTAATGTTGCATACAACAGTTTGTTTCCACAGTTTGACGCAGTAAAACAATACTATGTTAACAACTATCCCAATATCTTTCCTACTACAGAAGATATTACAGATGAAGCTATATTTGCTAGCTTTATATCAGAAGATGTATCAGCAGATATTATCGAACAAAGAGTTAATGTATCACAAATAGGTGGTGCATTCTTAGAACAAGATTTTGCAATATCACAAGAACAAGCACAACGATTAGTTAGTGCAGGTTTGTCTGGTACTGGTGCGCAACAGTTAGCAGCTAGAGCAGAAACACAATTACCAAGATTGCAAAGATTAGCTAGAAGGTTTACTGGTAGAGAAGATATATTTGGACTATCAGAATTTATAGAAAGCGAAGTCTTTGGTGAAGGTGTTGCAGATCAAGTAAGAGAAAGACTAGAAGCAGAACAAGCAACAGTCTTTACAAGAGAAGGTGGCGCTGCAGTTACACAAGCAGGTGTCACAGGATTGGTAGAACAATAATGTTTAAATGGGTTAGAGCAAGAAATAAAAAAGGTCACTATGTTGCTGATAAAGCATGGACATGGTGGAATGACGCTTATAAAATAAAATTGACACAATCAGGAAAAAATCTCGTAGCAGTACTTTTATGTGTTATAATAATATTACTGGCGTGGGCAGTATCCGCTAGGTAAAAAATAGATCGCCATTCTGGTTTAGGGTTCCTACGTCCTAGCCACGTATTAAATTCGTAGAGGTGTTGTATGCGTAATTACAGCGCCCATTCAGCATATAAACAAATACTGTAATCACTCCCAATATGATCCACACCTTATTGGAGAATAGTGTAATAGTGTGAGAAATGGAGAATATCAATGACAGACGAAATAATGGAAAGCAACGAAAACAACGAAGGTATAAAAGGTTTAAGAGAAAAACTTAAATCTGTAGAACAAGAGAATAAAGAACTAAAGAATGTTGTAAAGACTTCTTTGTTTAAAGATGTTGGATTAGATCCTAACTCTGGCACAGGTAAGATGGCTTTTGATCTATATGATGGAAAACCAGATACTGCAGAACTAGGTTCATGGCTTAAAGAAACTTACAATATCGATACTGAAGTACAGCAGAACAACGAAGTAGCTGCTGCAAAGATCGCTGAAAGTGACGACAAGCTAACACAAATACAACAAAACTCTGTATCTACACAACCTGAAGATTGGACACAGAAAATGCAAGAAATTATATCTAGCGATACAACTTCTGTTAAAGATAGTCTAAGAGCAAAATTAGCTTTACAAGAAGAACTTAAAAGAAAATAATATCTCGTAAGAGAGAAGGGAAATAGTAGAATATGGCAGCAATATCAGGTGCTAATCCAATAGTTGCTAGTGACGTTAATAACTTTACTGGTGAATTATTTAAAATCACACCTCATAGAACACCATTGCTAGCTGCTGCAGGCGGACTTAACGGAGGAGTTGCGATCAACTCAACATTCTTTCAGTTCCAAACACAAGATAATGCAACAGTCTCTTCTGTTACACCAGATGACGAAGGTGGTTCACCTAACTATTCTGGAAGAAGCAGAAGCGCACAACAGGGCGTACTACAAATTTTCCACGAAGCAGCACAAGTATCTTATACTGCACAAGCAGCTTCTGGAGAAATTGTACCGTTTCAATTATCAGGAAACTATAAGAACTCCGATCCTGCCTTAGCATTAGCAGGTAACAATCCAATTAATGATGAGCTTGCTTATCAAATGGAATTAGTATTAGAAACAGTCGCAAAGAAAGTAGAATGGTCAGCATTCAATGGCGCTTATAATGATGGTACATCAGGTAACCGTCAAATGAGAGGTCTTGATCAACACTGTTCTTTATCTGGCGGCAACATTGTCTATCACGATACAGATGGTGATGGAACAGGAACTGCACAAAAACTTAACTTTGATGTAATTGCAGCAGCAATGAAAAAATTGTATGACGCAGGCGCACCAATGAGAAACTTAGTGCTTTTCTGTCAACCAACAGCTTTGCTTGATCTTAACAAAGAAATAGTAAACGCAACTGTTGTATCAGGAAAGAATTACGGTATCTTACCTAGAGATAGAAATGTAGGAGGTGTTGACATTGATACAATCGTTACACCTTTTGGAACAATCGGACTTGCTTTGTCTGACTTCCTACCTGCAGGATCTAATGATGGTAAGAAAAACTTTATCGTTGACATGTCTTTTGTCAAACCAGTATTCCTTAACATTCCAGGTTATGGAACTATGTTTGTAAGAGACTTAGATCAAAACGATAATGCAAGAATTGCAAAAGCAGTATATATGGAAATGGGCTTTGACTTTGGTCCACAACAATATCACTGTGAAATTGATAACGTTTCTAACGCTTAATCAATAAATTAATACTCTAAGACCGCTTACTCCACCTAAGCGGTCTTTAGAGTATGCTAAAATAAGGAACGAATATGGCAAGATTTAAACAAGATATAGTACAAATAGATAGCGGATCTACAGCTAGCGAAGGTTCTAATACAGACGGAATGCTTTTGTCAGCAATCATATTTCCATCAGCTATGACTGGAACAACAATCACAATGCAATGGGCTTCTAGTCCTGGTGGTTGGAAAGATGTTAAAGAGACTGATGGAACTGCAGTAAGCTATACAGTAAGTACAGATGACGTAGTAAGAGTAGATCCTAGTGGTTGGGCTTTTGCTTCTACAGGTTTTTTACGTGTAGTATCTGGTTCTACTGAAGCGTCTGCAAGAAAAATAACTTTTTTATATAGAGAAAGCTAAGATCCTATGGGTATCTTATTAACTCTCAAAGAGGGTGGTTCTCTTATAATTGATACTATAGGCAACAAACCTATAGATGAAGATTTAGATTTATTACCAGATCCAGTACCTTCAGGTATGGGTGTAATGATATTAGGTGAAGGGACTATGGGTGTATAATGGCAACATTTGGCGAACTTATAGACAGAACATACAGAGAATATTTACGTCCAGTAGAAGAACAAGAACCATTATCACAAGTAGCTAATACAGATAGTATTACAGGTGGCACAGGACTTACCTCGTCAGGCACAACTTTACAATATAAAGCAGGTTTGTTTACACCTGAAGAAGAAGAGTTAATTGGTGCAGGTTCTGTATTAGAAATAGAACAAGAATTATTAATGGTGGAAGATATTAATACAGTTTCAAGAGAAATAACTGTAGAACGTGGTAGGTTAGGATCTACTGCAGCAGAACATCTTAATGATACAGACATAATACTTAAACCTAAATATCCTAGATTAAACGTTGCTAATGCAATAGGCGATCAAGTTATAGGTTTATATCCTGCATTGTATGCAGTAAAGAAAACATCTATAACTACATCATCTACACAATTTGTAGAAATGCCTGCAGGAACACAAAGAATATTACAAGCAAAGATGGATAACTCTACATCAGGATCTACTACAACTGTATATAGTGACATAGCATTGGAGTTACTTACAGATTTTGCAGGATCAACAACAGAAGCAGCAGTACAATTTCCTTCTGCACCTACATCAGGTAAAACAGTTTATGTTGTTTATGCTTCAAAATTTACAAGACCAACAGCAGAAGCTAATGACTTAAATACTGTATGTGGTTTAGAGGATTTTCATGAGCAGATAGTTATGGTAGGTGCTGTAGCACAGTTGTTATCAGAATTAGATGTTGATGTTACTACACAAAACTTTATTACAGAAAACCTAGAACAAAGAGGTGTACCTGTAGGATCAGGTGAAAGACTTAGAAATGCTTTACTTAGATACTATGGCGTATTACTTGACAGAGCAAGAAGAGAACAACGATCTAGGTTTCCACAAGGTGTTGAACTCTACGGAATAAGTTTTACCTAATGCCATTACCTAATACTGGTAATGTAGCTACACCGTTAGCTTTTGGTTATCAAGCACAAATATCAGATGGTGTTACAGATATATTACTTCGTTTAGCAGTAGCACCAGGTAGAGAATTATCTATTACTACTGCACCATTATCTGCGCAACAGGTTAACACAGCACAGGTACCAGAAGAGTTTAGAGCAGAGTTTGGTCAAAGTTATGCAAGATCAGATTTTTCTGGTGGTGCAGGACTTGACCAGGCACATAAAAGAAATCAAGGACCTAATGATTATAGAAGATTTTTTGATAGTAAAGGTGTTGATGTTTTTAAAAATGCAAATGATAAAGGACAAAGTTATTCATTAGAATTACATTTTGATACAGAATTAAATAAAGCAAGCAGCAATGCTAATCAGCATGTACTTACACACGAAGATGTTATATGGTTAGCACAAGGACACGATATATATTATTCTAGTGACAATGGTGATAGTTGGACAACTACAGATCCTTATGCAGCAGACGCTTCATACAACGTATCTGGTCTTGTTATGGAAGGTCATATTTTATACGCTTCACTAAATGATGGTACAGACAGTATTGTTAGACAAATAGATACAGATAATATTGGTGGTGGTTGGTCTAACTATACAAACGTTGTATCAAGCAGAGTAATTAAAGGAATATTTAATGTAAAAAATTACATACTATCAGTTGAAGATGATGGTAAATTACAAGAATTAGATGGTACATCTGCACCTACTTTAATTAAAGACTTACCTTCAGGATCACTTTGGGTTGATGTTATAGATGGTGGCGCTGTTGTTTTAGCAGCTTCTGATGATGGTTATATATATTCATTAAAAGATACAGGATCAGGTTTATCTTTAGTAGGGCAAACATATATCGAAGGTGAAGATATTGTATCTTTAGCAGAAAGCAACGGTATTATATTTTTTGCTACATCACAATCATCAAATGCAGGTGGCAAGATAGGAAGAATATACAGAGGAACTATTGCAACTGATGGTGTTTTATATACAATAGATGATAGACAACTTATAAAAGAATTTGGTGACGTAAATACTACAGTAGATAAATCACCTACAAGTTTGTTTTCTACAAGAGATCAAATATATTTTGGTGTTATAGATAGTGCTAATGAAACAGATTTGTATTCTATATACTTACCAACTTTAGGTTATGCTAGAGATATTTATTACACAGGCACATCAGGAAAAGTGCAAGGTATTACTGTAGCAAAAGATAAATTATTTTTTATTGTTGATCAAGTAGGTTTAGTAAAAGAATTATCTACATACGTTGAAGATGGATATGTCATACTGCCTGCTGCAGATTTTTATACATCACAGAAAAAACAATGGATAGGTGGTCGTATATATACAGGACCTATGCCTGCAGGTGGATCAGTATTAGCAGAATATTCTACAGAATTAGACGCATTAGCTGATCCAGACAGTTCTACATATTCAACATTAACAAATGTACAGATACAAGGTGATGGTGATGAAATACCTATTGTTAATGTAATTAACAGATGGCTTATTCCAAAACTTACAATAACTTCTAGCGCACAACAAGACGCAACACCAGAAGTATATTCGTATGGTGTTCGTGCGTTCCCAGAACCAGAAGACGTTATAGCAAGACTACCTATTAACGTATCTGATCGTATAGAACGACCAGGTAAAAGACCAAAAAACATACCTGGTATTGGTGCAAAATTATTTGACGCAGTAAAAAGATTAGAAGGTAAATCAGTAACATTGCAACTTTATAAACCTGAAGAAACAATTAGAGGTATTGTAGAAAATGTTACGCTACCTGTACAAGAGATAACGAAGTACGGATCGACTATGGTATTCTGTACTATACAGATTAGAGGTCAAAGAGAGACTGCAACTTCTGAAGTTTCCTCATTAGGAACTATGGGAGTTGGACAATTAGGCATACAGCAATTTGGTATATGATATACTAAATAGGAGAAAAATAGAATATGGCAAACACAAGAAAAGCAGCAGAAAGTACTACAGCTAACGCGTTTGAGACTACACTCTCTTCGCAATTAGGTGCTAGTGACTTAACAATCAACGTAGCTTCTACAACAGGTCTAGCTACACCATGTTACATAGTGGTAGAACCTGACAGTGCTACACAAAGAGAATACATATTTATAGACAGCACAGTTGCTGCTACATCATTTACAACAACAACTGCAGACAATAGATACCTTAGTGGTTCTGCAGCAGGTTCTGGTTTAACACACCCATCAGGATCTAAAGTACGTGTTGCACCAATGAAGCAACACTTTGAAGATATTTTTGACGCACTAGGTAAAGTTGTTGATACAACATACTCTAGCGGTACAGCAGGTGAAGTTAAATTAGACGTATCAGCAGCAACAGTAAACGTTGCAGCAGATGAAATACCTATTATTGACGCAGACGACAGTAGCAAAGTTAAAAAAGAAAGCGTTGCAGATTTAGTGTCAGGTATTGCAGGCACAGGTGTTACCGCTTCATCAGGACAATTAAATGTTGGTGGACTTACAACTTCAGAAATAGCAGCAGGATCATTAGTTACTGAAAGTGAAACTATCACATCTAATGACAATGACACAACAATACCTACATCAGCAGCAGTTAAGAACTATGCTGACAGCGAGACAGCTACTCTTACAAATAAAACATTAGGTGCTGTAACTTTATCAGGTGCAGTAACTGGTGGTGATCAAGAGATAAGCGCTGTGTCACTAAAAGATTATGTTGAAACAGATGTAGCTGTAACTTCAGGAACAACATTAGCCATAAACTTAGCAAATGGTAATACAGGCAGTGTTACTCTTGGACACTCTGTAACAGATATAGACTTTACAAATGTTCCTACAAATGGAACATCATCATTTACATTGAAAGTAACACAAGATGGCACTGGTTCAAGAACTATGGCTATTAACGCAATAACAGTAAATGGTGGTTCAGATGTTACAGGACTTACAGCAGGTGCAGCAGGTCTTACACTTAGCACAGGTGCTAATGATGTAGATTTAGTGACCTTTTTATTTTTTGACGCAGGAACACCACTTATAAACGCATTATTAGATTTTAGTTAAGGAGTAATATGGCACCATTAGGCGCAGCAAGATTTGCCTTAGCAGGAGGGGCTAAACCAGATCTTATGGTTTCTGTTCTTATTGTTGCAGGTGGCGCAGGCGGAGGTAACGGTAATGACGCTGCAGGTGGTGGAGGTGCAGGCGGGTATCGTGCTTTTTCTGAAACACAACTTGATGGAGATACTAACTATACAACTTATGTAGGTGCAGGTGCGTCTCCAGGTGGTAATGGAAACAACTCACATTTTAATGGTAACCAATCATCTTATGGTGGTGCAGGTCGTGCCAATGCTAACGGTAACAATGGTGGTTCAGGTGGTGGACCAGGTTGGCAGGGACAAACAGGTGGTTCAGGTAATGTAGGTGGCTACTCTCCTGCTGAAGGTAAAAATGGTGGCAATCTTTACTACGCAGGCGGAGGCGGTGGAGGTGCTTCGCAAGCAGGTGGTTTTGGTGGAACATCTGGGGGCAATGGTGGTAATGGTTCACAATGGCTTGATGGGAACTACTATGCAGGTGGTGGCGGTGGTGGTGCAGACTACTATCGTTCAGGAAACAATGTTCAATCACAAGGTGGTCAAGGTGGTGGCGGAAAAGGGCAAGGTTCTGGACAGGGAACAGCAGGCGCAGCTAACACAGGCGGTGGCGGTGGAGGATCTCGTTCACACGTAAGCAGAGCTTCTTTTGCAGGTGGTTCAGGTGTAATTGGTTTGCGTTATCCTAAAGAATGGACACTCAATGCTAATACAGTAACTATATCCTCTGAAACTGTTAGTGGTGATTACAAATTTGCTTATGTAACTGCTAATAGCGGTTCAGTTTATTGGAATTAGTATGGCACACTATGCTTTTATAGATGAAAACTCAATAGTTACACAAGTAATTGTTGGTATAGATGAAGATGATACTGCACAATTGCCTGATGGTTTTGCAAATTGGGAAGCATATTTAGAAAGTTTAGAACAGCATAGTGGTACATGTGTAAGAACTTCTTACAATACTTATGAGGGTACACACCTACTAGGCGGTACTCCTTTTAGAGGCAACTATGCAGGTGTAGGTATGAAATACGATACTGAAAATGACGTATTTTATTGGCAACAACCTTATGCTAGTTGGACACTAAATACTGATAAATGGATTTGGGAACCACCAACTCCATATCCTACATTAACACAAGAACAATTAGAAGCAGATGAAGTAACATCATACGAGTGGAACGAAGATACAACAAGTTGGGTGCTTAGAACTCCATAGTAGTATAATAAAATAGGTGGAAATGACAGATTTATATTGGTTCTTATTACAAAAAGAGGATTTACCTCCTCATCAGTTATACAACAATCCAGTAATAAAAAAAACATTTATTAATATTTGTCCGCAAACTATTGCATTAGATAAAAGGACAGTAGTTATTACTATGCCTTATGATCTAAGAATACAAAGACAAGAAGATGGTACTTATTATGCTAAGTCTAAACAAATAGTTGGAGAAAATTTGTGGGATACAAGACCAGTTTTGGCAATAGACACAGAAACAAAGATTAAAAATTATGAAGATTATTCAATATGTCATATTAAAGTACCTTATGTTTTTATGACAGAAGATAAAGAACTAACATATTACTGGACAGGACCAAAGAGTGACACAAAACATGATATAACAGGTGTGTTATTTGCAGAAGGTATGTTATATCCTGGACAGTATGCTAGAAGTTTAGACCTTGCTTTTATTATTCCACACGATAGACAAGTTACTTTTAAAAAAGGAGAGCCATTAGGTTATTTATATTTTAGTAAAGAAATTAATTTAAAAGAAATAATACCTAGCCAAGTTATACTTAATTATGTAAACTCAATATATGGAATTACAAGCTACGTTAAAGGAGTTTCTAAAATATTTAAACGTGCAAAAAATAGGTATCCCTATAAAGAGTTAAAAAATTGTGAGGAAGTAAATGAATAAATTAGCAGTGATCGGTAAAGGAACAGCAGGTTCGTTAACGTATAATCATTTTGGATATTATACGGATTGGGAAATAGAATGTTACTACGATACTTTATCAAAAGAGCAAACAGTTGGAGAAGGAACAACTGTTACATTACCTAGAAATTTACATTACACAGCAGGTTTTGAGTTTTACAAAATGAAAGAATTTCACGGTCAATATAAAAATGGCATTCATTATATTAATTGGACTGATGAAAATTATATGCACACTTTTCCTCCTCCAAGTATATCTATGCACTTTAGCGCAATTGATTTACAAGAGTACATTGCAGAAAAAAACAAAAATAGAGTGAAATTTAAGGACATAAAAGTAAATAATGTGTATGACATAGACGCAGATTTTATTATAGATTGTTCAGGAACTCCAAATAAATTTGATGATTTTGAATTTGCAGAGTTTATTCCTGTTAATACTGCCTACGTTAGACAATGTAATTGGGATTATCCTATATACGATTATACAATATGTATAGCTGCTGAATATGGTTGGATATTTGGTATTCCTTTATCCTATAGAATGTCATGGGGATACATGTATAATCAGCAAATTACAGATCATAATGTTGCTAAAGAACAACTTTTAGAAGTAATAGATAATTATGGAATGCAACCTACAGAGCAAGAAAATAGATTAGATTTTAATAATTATTATCGTAAACAAAACTTTTTTGAAAGCATTGCGTACAACGGGAATGCTTCGTTTTTTTTAGAACCTATGGAAGCAACAAGTCTTACAACAGTTGACAATATTAATCGTAAAATATATGACAGCATAGTTAATAAAGAAAGCATTGATGAACACAACGAGTGGTACAAAAAAACTTTTAAACAGTTGCAAGATATTATTGTAATGCACTATTTGGGTGCAACTAAATACGACAATGAGTTTTGGAATTATGCTAAAAATTTAGCAGAGAAATGTTTGTCTGACAATTCACTAAACCAGAGAGAATATACAGAGATATTAGATAATATAAATAATATAGGTTACGATTTAGTATATGATTATGGTGTCTGGAGAATGCACAGCTTTAATCAAAATATAAATTCATTAGGCATATTAAAAAAATTAAAGGAGTTAAATGTTTCAAAAAAATAAAAAACCAACATTAAAATTTAGCACACCGTTTAAAGGGTTGGAAAACATAGATAGTTGCAGACCACAACCTGCTAAAAATTTTATTCCTAAATGGTATACAGATATGCCACCTACACCTAAAGATGATCACTATACAAAATTAATTCCACAAAGCAAAACAATAAAATTATGTCCTAGTTTTACAGATATTTTTTATAACGGATTTGTTATACCTGCACATTGTGATATGTATTTTAGGTGGGAGGAAGGTGGTGAATGGGAATGGGCTACATCATTTGAGGAATATGAAATACAATTACATCACGATAAACAAATGAAAGATTACGTTCCTAATAGTGCAAACATACAAAAAGTATTTAAAATTATATCAGTATGGCGTATGATGACACCACCTGGATATAGTGTGTATCAAGTTCCACTACTTTACCATTACAATCCAGATTGGTATATACCTTATGGCGTTTTACATACAGATAAACATCATATATTAAATCAACAATTAATTATTACTGCTGAAAACAAAAAACAAATAATGATTAAACAGGGTGAACCATTGTGTTATTACGTTCCATTCAAAAGAGAGGAATATGATCTTGAAATTGAAACATGGACACAAGATTGGGAAGATAAATGCAGAGAAAATTTATTTCGAGTACATTCTAAATTTAAAGGTGGGTATTTAAAAAACATATAGTATAATCTACCAATGGATTATGTTATAGGATTTGCATTAGGTTATTTTTTTAATAAATTTTTAATCTTACTTAACAATTTATCTAATTACGATTATGACAATAGGTATACTTACAAGGAAGAATGGGATTGGATAGATCTAAGAGAAGATGACTTACCATAATGTCTAACGGCAACGGATTTACAACTAAAGAATACTTACAAATAATTAAAGAGGAGATCGACACAGCTAATACACGTATTGATGAACTGCATGAAAAGATAAACAAGTCACCATCACGTCAAGAAATTTTAGGTTGGCTTGTTGCAATTACCAGTAGTGCTGCATTCTTAAATAGTATAATGTAATAATGGACGGCTACGCATTGTACTGGAATATATCAAAACGCATGGTTGCTGTATTTATAGCACAGGCATTGAGTGTTATTGGTGCAGGTAGTTTAATAGGAATAGATGTCATACAGTCATCATTACTTGCAGGATTACTAGGCGTAGCTAATGTCCTAGAAATCCTTGCTAGAAAATATCTTAATGATGGCAAACTTACATTTGAAGAAGTCAACCAGGCATTCGGTATTTTAGATAGTAAGACACATAATGATATGAATGGGAGAGAAGTATAATGGCAGATCCTTGCTGCGGTGGTGGTTGTTGCGGAACTAAGTAAGTTCCGTGCTACATAAATTTAATACACTTGTTCGTCTATGTCTTGTTGCGTTCTTAGTAATTCCTTTTCCTGTACTTGCAGATCATGTGCCTACACAACCACCATACAATCAATCTATTGAAATAGACACAACAAACGGTGATATAAAAATTGGAATATATACGTCAGATGGTTGGGAAGATAGTCCACCAGAAAAATACACTATATTTTTTGACATTGATAATGATGTAACTACAGATAGTTTTTGTGTTTCAACATCATTTGGACACACAGGTAACTTGCAATGGAACTATCACACGTTTTCTTTATCTGATTTACAAACATATTTTGCTAATCCTTACGGTAATTTTAGGACAAAGATTAGATCAGACAATGATACTGACAATAGTTTTAGCACACTAACAGCACAGATGGCAATAGATATACCTAACCAGGAACCTTTTGTAGGTGTAGAAAATTGGTCCGCACCTTCTACAACATGTAATGACACATCAACTACTACAACAACAAGCAGCACATTACCTCCAACAACAGAAGCTGCAGCACAAGAAGAAGTAGTAGAAGAAGAAACTACAACTACTAGCAGCACAACCACTACAACACAAACACCTCCTCCGCCTCCGCCGCCACCAACAACAACAACTACTTTGTATGTAGTAGTGAACGAAGATGGTAGCACATCAGAATATACTGAAACAGAAGTAGAAGATGGAACAGTAGATCGTGATAACCAACGTAAAGCTAATGAAGATAAGTATGGTTGTTACATGACAGACGCACAAATAGAACGTGGTGATTGTGATATACCAGAAGAAGAAGAGAAAGAAGTTATACAAGAACAAGTAGTAGAAGAAAAAGAAGAAGAAGTTATAATAGAAGAAGATGAAAAAGAACAACCAGATACCAAAGAAGTCATTTCTGATGATGATGTTGTGGTACCTGAAGTGGTCGTTGATGATGAAGACAAAGAACCTGTTGAGCAACCTAAAGAAGAAGTCATAGAAGATGAGTTGGATAAAGAGATACCAAGAGATGACGACATCAGAGAAGAGGGAGTTCAAGAGGAAGATGTCAAAAACGAGGATAATAAAGAAGAAGAAATAAAAGAGGAGGAAGAAATTGAAAAGACAGAAGAGATCTTACTGGAACCAGAAGAAGAGCCAGAAGACTTTGAACAAGAACCTGTACAAGATCCTGTAAAACTTACTGAAGAAGAAATAGCTGTAGAGGTTGCAGAAGTAGAAGAAGTTGTAGAAGACATTAAGGAAGTAGAGGTAGAAGAACTTGAAACAGAGCAGGTTATCGAAGTACTTACTGAAGTTGCTGATGTCGGAGTGGAAAATCTTACAGAAGTTAGCGAAGATGTACTTGAAGTTGTAAGCGAAGTTATAGAAGAAGTTATAACTATAGCTACAGAAGAAGTATTAACAGAAGAACAAGTAGAAGTTGTACAAGAAGTTCTTAACTTAGAAGAACCAGAAGACGTACAAATCATTGCTGAAGCAGTTAAAGAAGACGAAGCTGTGGCAGAAGCTGTTGAAGAGTACGTAGAACGTGCAGTAGAAAATGCTGACGTAGAAGATTACAACCTTGCGGACGTTGTCACAGAGATACAAACAGAGGAGTTTCTTGCTGATCCTGTTGGTGCATTTACAGATATAGATATAGCTGCAATTGATCTTACATCATTAGGTGACACAATGACCTCTACACAAAAGGAAAAAGCGCAAGAAGTTGTAGTACCAGTTATCATAGCTTCGCAAATTGTAGCTAGTGTGCAAGTCGTACCAGTTAGAATAAGACGTAGAGTATGAAGTACATAAAAAAATTAATTAACTGGATAAAAGACATATTAAAAGAAACAATTGCACAAACGTTTACTTTACTAGGTTTTTTTATAGCATGGCTAACTTTGACTGGCACAGCTAAAGACATAGTCGGTGTTGCTATAATATTAAGTACGATCTTATGGTTATTGACTATAGGATTACGTAAAGATAGTGATGACAAATCATCACAGAGAGCGAGTAGGTAATGCCTTACACAAAAGCAGGGAAGAAAAAAAGATATTCTTCTAAGCGTAAGAAAAAAATGACTAAGTAGTCATGACTATTAAGTACAGAGGACAAACATTTTCTGGTTATAATAAACCTAAAGCGCAAGTCTCTGGCGGTAAATCCCATGTTGTCTTAGCAAAAAAAGGCGACAAGGTTAAGCTAGTAAGATTTGGACAAGCAGGAAAAAAAGGTAGTCCTAAAGGAACTAAAAGAAACAAAGCGTTTCATGCAAGACATAACTGCAGTGCAAAGAAAGATAAATTTACTGCAGGATATTGGGCTTGCAAACATAAATGGTAGAGAGGTAATATGCCTTATAGTAAAAAACAAATGAAGATAGCAAGAATGGCACCACCACGTAACAAGATTACAGGTGCAGATTTTGCTATGTTAAAACAAAAGAAAAAGAAAAATGGCAAAAAAAAGTAAACCAATCTGGGATAAACCAAGACCAAAAGGATTAGGTAAACCAAAGAAACTTACACCTGATCAAAAAGCAAAAGCTAAAGCAAGAGCTAAAGCTAATGGTCGTAAGTATCCTAACATGGTGGATAACATCTGGGCAGCTAGCAGGTAGGATTATACGAAAGTATCTTGTCCTAAATGCGGACAACATCTTCTTGTTAAAAACAGTAAACTATACTGTACAAATCCCCAATGCAAGGACTATACTAAGGTTAAGTAAACAGGGAGAATAATGAAATTACAATTAATTAGACATGAATTTGGCATTGACGCAACCAATGGAATGTTGTTTATCAACGGTAAGTTTGAGTGCTATACACTTGAAGACCAATATCAAGTAACTAAAGTATATGGTGAAACCTGTATACCTGAAGGTACATATCCTATCAAGTTTAGAAAAGAAGGTGGCTTTCACAATAATTATTCTAAGCGTTATCAAAATGCACACTACGGTATGCTAGAAATAAAAGACGTACCTAATTTTCAATGGATTTTATTTCATGGAGGAAATACCGATGAAGATACGAAAGGTTGTGTGCTTACAGGATCTACACAGCAAGTGTTAGATGTAAGCAAAGACGGATTTATTGGATCATCACAAAGAGCGTACAAAAAAATGTATGACCAAGTTGCTAAAGTATTGTTACAAGGTAAAGATGTGACACTAGAAGTAACTAAAATAAATTTAGATGGTGCTACTGCTGTACCAGAACAAAGTCTCGATAGTAAAACGTTAAGTTCTATTCACGAAAAAGTGACAAGAATTGACGCTAAACTACAGGGAAGACCAATAATATAGACTGGAGATAATATGAGTGACGAACTCAAAGCACTTATCGAAAAAGTTGTATGGACATTCATTGAAGCATTTGGTTCTGCTTTACTTGTAGGTCCTGCACTCGACTTAGACATTACAGCAATCCAAGCTGCAGCTATTGCAGGTGGCGGATCAGTAATAGTTGTACTAAAAGAGTATGCAAAAAAACAACTCGCAGGTAAGTAAACTTACAGCAACCCAACAGGACGTACCACACAACGAAACTAAAGATACACCTAACCACCCTAACGGTTGGGAACCTGGTGTAGAATTTAATTACAAAACTAAGACAGGTACTATAACAACACGGGCTATGCAGAATGCAAGCCCAGAGTTTGATGACCTACTTAGATCGTGGGGATTTGATCCTGAAAAATATTCTATCCTAAATGACACAATACGTGTAAGCACGTGGGATATGAATTTGGGCAAAGGAGACGTGCAACAAGCGTGGGCATACAAAGCACAGATAGTTTACAAAGAGCATGTGCTTGATACAGAAGACTATGACCGCATATCTAAATGGATACAATCGTATAAGCGTAAAGCTAAACCAAAAGTAAAACAACCAGAAGCTAGTTTCTTTGTTGCAATATCAGACTTGCAATTAGGTAAACGTGATGGTGGTGGTACTGAAGCTATTGTAAATAGATTTTTAGAGAAGATAGATACAGTACGTGATCGTTATAACTTTTTACGTAAAGCAGGAGTTAAGTTAGATCAGTTAACTGTTGTGGGATTAGGTGATATTGTCGAAGGTTGCGTAGGCTTCTACCCGCAAGCAATGGGACCTAACGGTGTCGAACTTGATTATCGGAACCAGATGAAGTTAGCCAGAAGAATTATTGCAAAAGCATTAGTTGAATGGTCTAAAGACTTTGATGTAGTAGTTGTAGGTGCAGTGCCAGGTAATCATGGAACTAAAAGAATTGCAAAGAACTTAGCACCAACAGGAGAGATGGACAACTATGACATAGAAGTGTTTGAGCAGATAGCAGAGATATTTGCAGACAAACCACAATACAGTCATGTTAAGTTTGTTATACCAGATGAGCCACACCTATCACTAAATGTATGCGGTACAAACATGAGTTTTACACACGGACATCTTGCAGGTTACAGTGGCACAGTAGAAAATAAACTTATGAACTGGTGGAAGAACCAAACATTTGGTGGCTTCCATGCAGGATCCAGTGACATTCTTGTCACAGGTCATTACCATCATCACCGTGAATTACATGACGGACGCACATGGATACAAGTACCTAGCTTAGATGAAAGTACATGGTTTGAACATCAAGCAGGTAAGAAAACTAAACAAGGTGTAATGACTATGGTTGTTGATAGCAACGGACACAACAACAAAGAGATCGTATAAAAAAGAAAGTCAGATGTGTTTGAGAGCTACACACCTGACTTAGCTTTACTCTAATAGAATATGGCGTATTTAATTAGATATAAATATTTTATACTAATTGCAATCCTTGTCAACAACTTTATAATTAATTTTGTAATCAATACGGTGCCATAGTAAGGTACATAAAAAGCAAGGCGGTCTCACAGGACCGCCTTATTGCTTGGGAAGGAGATAACACGTTTAGATGTTATCTGATCTCACCACAATACCATGTGGTATAATTAATGTCAACACTCAATTCATTGATAAGAGGTTTCCTCCTTTACTCTTATCCTTGACACCAGGTCATCTTACTCCGATCTGGTGTTTTTTGTAAAATTCTTGGATATTGTGGTTTTTTATACTACACTTATAGTGGGAGGTAGTAATGACTGCAATTAATACTACGTTTGATGATAACTTTATGTTGTCTGAACTTGTACAATCAGTTGGTGAAACTGGTAGAGGATTTATTGTTATACATAAAAACAATCCTAAGTACATAGATAGCACAGGTGAGTTACGTGATTGGTTACACAGACACGGACTATACATTCATCACTTTGAGAACTGGAATAATGTTATCCACTACGTATTTGTACAATCAGAACGCGGTGGCGACTAAGCCATGAACATATTTACAAGTCAAAAGGAGTTAAAGAAGTGGGCGATAGCTATGGCTAACGCATGCGGTGGTCAAGAAGTGTCACAGACTTCTATTAAACTCAACAAACCAAACGCAAAAAAAATAGAAAGTTTAACAAAACAATTTGTAGAAAACTACAATGAAATGATGATGACAGCAATAGAACTAGCAAGTAAGGAAGAACAAGAATGAGCGCACCTAGTCCTATGGATCGTGATGTAAAAGTTATGTTTGCAGATAAAAGTACACGTGAGTTTGTAATTACTGCAAGTAACATAAAAGAAGCAGAAGAAGTATTTGATTTAATTTTTAATCACATGGAACAAAGCATTACAGATTTACTCAAACAATATAGTGTTGGTAAAAAAACAAAAGTATGGGTAGAATATACTAAAGAAGACGATACAGAAATGATGGAGGAGGAGAACGACTAATGGCATGGCAAGATGAATACGATCAAGTAGAGGATAGACTTAAAAAGTTTTGGAAAGACAATCCTAACGGCAGAATAGAAACTGATATTATTGCTATATCAGAAGACCACAAGTCTGCTGTACATAAAGCAGAGATTTATAAAAACATGGAAGACGCAAGACCAGTAGCAACTGGTATAGCGCAAGACCAACACGGACCTAAAGGTGCTAACCAAACATCATGGATAGAGAACGGGGAGACGAGCGCAGTTGGTAGAGCATTAGCGAACTGGATTTATCAAGCAAAGAAGCGTCCATCAGTTACAGAAATGCAGAAGGTGGAGAACTTGTCGGACAGTCAAGTTACCAAGAGTGTAGCTAAAACTGGCAACAGCAATAGCTATACTCCTTCACCTTCTATTAAAGAAAAAATTAAAGACGTACCTACAGGTCCAGTAGAAGATACTAAATCTGCATTAGAAGAGATCGGTGTAGTGGTTCAAGAAAAAGTTGTAGTAACTAATGGCACAGTAGAACCTAGATGTCTTAGTTGTCAGAGTGAGTTATGGGACAACAGGGTAGATAAAGCTAGCGGTAAAATTAAAGACACATATCCAGATTGGAAGTGTAAGAACAAAGAATGTGACAATGGCAATCCACGTATATATTATATGGATAGTTTTAACGCAGAAAAACAAGCACCTGATGAATGGTTTATGCCTGATATGCCGAAGGCAAAAGATATTGAAGAAATCAAAGAAGACGAAGCACCGTTCTAAAAAAGATAAAAGCTACAGGGGTAATCCTAACTGGGCAGGAGATGATTGATGATACATATAAAAATAATACTTGATACTGCAGGTACATTCCAGGACGTAGAGATAGTAGAAAAACCTACACACATTGACTTACAAGTGACAGAAGAAATAAGAGAAGACGATAATTGGTTTGAAGAATGAAATGTATTGAGTGCGGTGATCCACCACAAACAACATTAAATTATGATGGTAGATGTGTAGGTTGTATGGCACACGAGATTGAAGACTGTGTATAAACCACTACCAGATTATCTTACAATACAACCAAGCAAGATAGACGGCTTAGGTTTGTTTACATTAGTAGATATAGATAAAGGTGTAAACTTAGGCATGTCACATATTATAGACGCACCTACGTTAGATACAATACGCACACCATTAGGTGGTTTTGTGAACCACAGTGATACACCTAACCTAAAAAAAGTATTGGATCATAGAAAATATTATTTATATACGATCGTTGACATACCTATGGGCAGTGAATTAACATTGAAATACGAATGGTATGAAGTAGAAGGAGATGACTATGAGTATGAGAGACGAGATCCTACAGTTATTAGATGATAAGAAGTGGCATTGTGCTACAGAACTAATAGAGTTTGGTTGGTCAGCACGTAATAGAATATCAGAAATAAGACAAGATCACGGACAAGATTATATACTAGGTGAAAAATGTACTATGCACACACACAGAGGTAGTGTCAGCATGTACAGATTAAATGACCAGGATAAAAAACAAGAGTTATTAAATAGACTTGACGATCAAATTCAGCTACAGTTGTAGTATGAAAGACATTTTAAAAACCAAAGGCGGTATAGCTTCTTGGGATTTAATGGATACATGTGATGGTTTTCTTGAAGCAATTACATATTGTGAAGAGATAGAAGAGAGTGATCGAGTTGGATTTTTTCCTAACGATACTGTCGAAGACAATAGTTTGTATCAACAATTATATAAACTAGAACCATTCTTTCCAACTAAAGACTGCCCACACTATGGCGGAGTTAAAGTCGAAATAGTTACGGCAAAAGGTGTTGGGTATCTAACTGTCTTACTAGACATGAACGATTTGTTTTCTTATCAGTATGTTCAACGGGGTGTGCAATTAGACTATGGTAGATTTTTTCGTGCTGACATGCATGAATACTTAACGTCATTATCTAGGGTACTCAATTCACCGAAAGCATTAAAGGAGAGAAAACTATTTAAGAAAGAAGAATAGTGAGTAAACAAAAACAACAGGGAACTAAACTCGAAACCTTCGTAGCAAAGATGTTAGACGGTGAGAGAATTGCGGAAGGTGGTATGAACGATAAAGGTGATGTTAAATTTACATGGAACGGTAATGATTTTTTTGTAGAGTGTAAAGCTAGACAAAGTCTTAACGTGACACGTGAGTTAGCTAAGGCAATAAAGAAGTCAAAGTCGAACTTTACAGCGTTAGTTTGGAAGCGGTTAGTTAAAACATCTGGACAACGCAGACAACCAGACGGAGTGCCGATTATTGTATGCTTAACACTTGATACCTTTATAGAGATAGTTGAAACTAAAATCGGAAATTCATTCTTTGATGATCCATTCTGGAAACAACTACCATGACAGATATAGATACAGTTGGACGGCAAGTAGCACTAAACTTAGCCAGTCTCATGGCTAAAGTTGAGTATGAATTTAACAGACATGAGCCATGTTTAGTATGCAAAGAAAAATACATGCACCACATTGACGGACTACCATGTGAGCGTGATGACGCACGTAAAAAAATTGTTAGACACAACCGTTGGAAAAAAAATATTTTAAAAGATTGACATAAAATAAAACTTCGATTATATATATTCATAGAAAGTTTATTAACAGCAAGCGGTGAAGGTAGTTAATAAAAATTCTAAGGTATATCCCGCTAACGCCTTAGATACTTTCTAAACACATAAGACAATAGCAACGGACTTATGCAAAGCAAAATAGATAAAGCCAGATAATATAAACTTAAATGACGGCACTGGTTGAGTTTTATGTGTTACAAGTGCAAGTAGCTAACGGCAGAATAGTCTTAGTTTAAGTACGGACAACGCCTTGTACTTTATAGAGATATAAAGACTGCTAGCAGGTAAGCCCAAAACTTTGCAGGTGGGAAAGTAAGCTAGTTAGCTACAAGCACTACATCTTTGTGGAAGGAGATAACTAAATGAAAATAGAAATAAAAATGGATTACAATGACGTAAAAGTTTTACGTGAATTAGCAACTATAGGAATAGTAAAGAAAACAGATAAGTACACAAGAGATGAGTTTGCAATGGCTTTTAAATGGGATATGACAAGACAAATATTCTGGATAGAAGTTACTAACTCATACGTGTTAAACATTGTAGAGTTTGGTAAGAATTATTATCCAAAGTTTATTGTTGATGACGCAGTAAGAGATGATGAGAATATTTATTGTGTAGCAGTAAGCCCTAAGCACTTACTACAGACAACAAGACAGATACTAAAGCATAAGAAAACTACAGTAGATGATACATGTAAGTTAGTTCTGGAAAGTGCAGAAGTAAATGTAGTAAGAGACTTAGAGAACACTGAATACAAAACTATGGATAATTTATATTTTGATTTTGAGTTTGATGATGATGAATACTTAAACTTATTTAAGTTACCGCCACGAACACAACGTCAAGACGTTCGTATGATAGAAGCTATTGACAATGTCATGGATACTTTTATTAAAGACTTAGCTGATAGAAATAAGTTGAGTGGAACAGAGTATCTTAATATGACACCAGACGTTTTTGGTATGAACACAGACTTATTAACACAAGCTACAAAGATAATGAACATGAACAACGATAAACAAAATACCAGTATGCGTTATGTAAAGAATTGTTTTTATTTATGGAAGCATAGTAGTGCTGATGACAACGTGAAAAACAAAGAAGCTATTGTTATGCAACGTGTTCAGAACAGTGATGATGAGAAAACTTTAGGTAAGTATAGAACTAAAGCCGAAGCAGTTATAGGTTAGATCATGGACGATACATTAACAGAATGTTATAAGTGCGGGAAGCATGCTAAATACAATGACGAAACTGATATGTGGTTTTGTATGAATTGTGGTAAAGACTTAGAGCAACAAGACGTTGTTGAGTTTTGTAAGCCATGTTGTAGCGGACATTGACATGGACTTATTAACGGGGATAACAGTATATTGTTTTGGTATTGGAACTGGATACATGTTTAGTGAATACAAAAACAGAAGCATAGACGAACATAAGTTTAGTGCTTTACAATTAGAAAAAGAACATATAAAATCACAATTAGATATAGTTATGGATATTAACTATAACTTACGGAAGGAGAAGCGTGAAAAATAAATTATTACAATACATACATGACTTTACGTTACGTTGTATGACATTTTTAATGGAGAATGAGTATCCAATTACATACGATAGCGATATTGTTTGTCAAGAAGGAACTATCTTTGATGGTTGCTATTGCCCGCTTCACAATATAGAGATGGAGATAACTAATGGAGAATAAAATTATAGAAGCTATCAAAAAAATGTTTGATAGAGAATGGAGAACTTTGGAATTAGGAAGTAGCCAGAGTGATTTAGTTGAAGCACATGTAATACATGCAGTCAAAGAAGCGTTAGATGATAGTTACTACTCTAAAGAATTTACTTTGAAATTATCAATAGACTATGACAACTTGTATAAGTTTGATACACACCATAGAGATAATTGGAAAGATGATACACCTAGTGAAGCAGAACTTACGTCATCTATAAAAGACGAAGTTATATCATGGCTAAGTGACTTACGTTTTGACGTAGAGATAGGTGAAATAGATGAGTAACGAAAACCGAACAGATAATAGCACGGATCTTGTTGTAAAAGTTATACCACCAAGAGAGCCAAGCGTTGAGTATTTGCGTGAGATGATTGATGACGCAGATAAAAAGTTAAAAGAATTTTTTACTAATAAAGACGCAACGCCAAGAGATATTAATAATGAATACTTCTGGATTAAGCAACAGTTGACAGACTTAATTGTTGTAAATAAAATGCTTAAAGAGAAGGAGAAGCAATAAGATGACATACGAACAACTACTTACTAAATTTGTAGAGAAGCTAAATGGATACAAAAACTTATTCAAAGAATACAACAAAGCCAGAAAATTTTGGACGCAAGTTGCAAAAAAAAACAAGTGGTTACCAACAGACTTATTCGTAATATTGTATGTAAATAAATGTGACTTAGAAATTAATGATAGTGTATACCAGACAAGAGAAAATAAACAAGACATAGTTGTATTTACAGAATGCGATATGGATTATTGCGAACAATGTAATTTAATTAGCACTGGAGTAGGATACGAATGGACATAATAAAAGTAATTGATAGAGATATAGAAGCAACTAAAGAACAGATTTCTGAATACTTAGATTATTACAGTTATATTAATAGAGAACTTACAGTAGATGATTTAATTGATGACGTTACGAATTGGGACGGTGAGGATATTAACGTATCTTATGAAGTTGGTTATTTACGTGCGTTAGAAGTAACTAAACAAGCAACGTTTAGATATAAGTTAAAGTCGTTATGGGATAGACTAAAACCGAAATTACGTAGTAAAGGATCTTAAATTATGAAAACTTTAATTATGCTTTACGGGGTTATAGGTTTTATATTTGTTGTTACTGGTTTTATTTATTACGGGGTTTT